CGCGGAGCACTTGCCAGAGCGTTACATCGAGAACTTGCGCAATTCGTATCCGTCCGCGTTGCTCGCGGCGTATCTGGACGGCGAGTTCGTCAATCTGACGGCAGGCAACGTCTATCCTGAGTTCGACCGCCGCGAGAACGCCTCGAGCGAGTCGGTCAGCGCAGGCGAGACGGTCCATGTCGGCATGGACTTCAACGTGACCAAGATGGCCGCTGCAGTTCACGTCCTGCGCAATGGCGAGCCGCACGCGGTTGGCGAGTTCGTCAACGTATTCGACACGCCGGCGATGGCGCGCATCCTGCGCGAGCGGTTCAAGGAACGCGGCAATCCGGTGATCGTGTACCCGGACGCCAGCGGAAGTTCGCGCAAGTCGGTGGATGCCAGCCAGTCGGACATCGCGATTCTTCGCGGCTCTGGATTCACGGTGCTTTCGCCGCACGCCAATCCTGCGGTCAAGGACCGCGTGCTGTCATTTAACCGGATGCTCAACGTCCAGGGTGTGCGCAGGTATCGCGTGAACGTCGATGCCTGTCCGCACCTGACCGAAGCACTCGAGAAGCAGGCCTACGACAAGAACGGCGAACCGGACAAGTCGAGCGGCCTGGATCACATTGTTGACGCGGCAGGCTATTTTGTCGTCTACCGCTACCCAATTGCATCGAACGTAGCGCAGCGCGCTCGCGTCGTCGGAATCTAGGATATGCCAATCAACACATTGCACGCGGATTATCTGGCGCGAGCGCCAGAGTGGCGCACTTGCCGGGATGCCATCGCCGGTCAGCGCGCGATCCACGCTGCGACCACGACATATCTGCCGCGCCTTTCGGAGCAGACCAGCGACGAGTATGACGCTTATCTGATGCGGGCAAACTGGTTTCCTGCGACTGCGCGCACGCTCGAAGGCATGGTCGGTATGGTATTTCGCAAGTCGCCGATCTTTGATGCGCCGGATGCGCTGGGTGTGCTTGCGCAGGACATCACGCTGGCTGGTGTTGACCTCGACGCGCTGTCGCGTCGTGTGCTGCTCGAGGTGCTTGGCGTCGGTCGCGTCGGCCTGCTGGTCGAGTTCCCGCGCGTAAACGAACAGCCGATGAACGCTGCCGCTGCTGCGGCATCTAACCTGCGGCCATACGTCAGCGTCTACACCGCCGAGGAAATCGTTAATTGGCGCATCGAGCGCGTCAACAACGTGATGCAGGCGACGCTGGTTGTTCTTGCGGAAACATACGACGAGCCGACGGACGAGTTTTCCTACGAGACGCGCGAGCAGTATCGTGCGCTGATGCTCACTGACAAAGGTTACGTTCAGCGGGTCTATCGTACGAACGCGAACGGTACCTGGGAGCAGTTCGGTCCTGAAATCATTCCGCGCAAGAACGGCGCTGCGCTTGACTTTATTCCGTTCTACGCCTTTGGGCCGCAGCGGAATGACCTGACGATGCAGCAGTCGCCGATGTTGGCGCTTGCGGATTTGAACGTGTCGCACTACCGCTCGACAGCCGACCTAGAGAACGGCGCGCACTTTACCGGACTGCCGACGCCGTTTATCGCCGGCCTGACGCTGGAAATGGGTGAGTCGATCACGCTCGGTTCTTCGCGTGCCATCATCGCACCGGACCCGTCCGCGCGTGCGATGTTCCTCGAGTTCACCGGCTCGGGCCTGTCCGCGCTGGAGAACCGCTGCGCTCAGAAGGAAGCGCAGATGGCGGCGATTGGTGCGCGGATGCTGGCGCCGGAAAAAACAGGCGTAGAAGCTTCCGACACGCTTCGGATGCGGCATACAGGCGAAATGTCTGTCTTGGCAGGCATGGCGATGCTGATCTCGGATGGCATTACGCAGATGCTGCAGTTCATCGCAGAGTGGGCCGGCATCGGCGGCGAGGTGCGCTTCGAGTTGAACACTGATTACGTGCCGGAAGGCATCACCGCGCAGGAACTGTCCGAGTTGGTTAAAAGTTGGCAGTCCGGTGCGATCAGTTGGGAAACGCTGTTTGAGAACCTGCAGCGTGGCGAGATCATTGACGAGAAGATCCTGCCGGACGAAGAGCGCGAGCGGATCGACAGCGAGCCGCCGAGGATGACTGCGCCGCTGCAGAGGACTGAACCTGGCGGTGTCTGATGGCGACCGCCAACGAGATTCTTGCTGACGAGGCGATACGCCACGCGATTGATCTGCTGCGCTACGAGAACGGTGTCGTTGAGCGGATGATTGCGCTGCTGCGCGGCATGGACCGCGATCTGGTGGCGCGCATCCTGGCGGCGCTTGAGGATTTACCTGCGGATAGTTTCACTGTGCAGCGACTCGACACGCTGCTGCGCTCGGTGCGTGAGCTTAACGTCGCCGCGCATGAACGGCTCGGCAAAGCGCTCGAGGTGGAACTGCTGGAGTTGACGCGCTACGAATCCGGTTATCAGGAATCGTTGTTTCGCGAGACGATTCCTGAGCCGATCCTTGCGAACATCACGGTGGCGACGGTCAGTGCGGAGCGGGTCTATGCCGCTGCGATGGCGCAGCCGTTTCAGGGTCGCTTGCTGCGCGAGTGGGTCAAGACGGTCGAGCAGACGACATATTTGCGCGTCAGGGACGAGCTGCGGATGGGCTATGCCGAGTCGCAAACCATCAACGAGATGGTGCGTCGAGTGCGTGGCACACGGTCGCTGAACTACGCCGATGGCGTGCTGTCGAACGTGCGTCGTCGGCAGGTCGAGGCGGTAGTGCGCACGGCAACGTCGCACTTTGCTGGTTTCGCGCAGGATCGGTTCTACGAGGCCAATGCAGACATTGTTGGAGAGGTGCAGTGGGTGTCTACGCTAGACACGCGCACCTCGGAAATGTGCCGCATTCGCGACGGGTTGCGTTACCAGAACACGGACGAACACAAGCCGGTCGGGCACCGTGTCCCGTGGCTTTCCGGTCCTGGGCGGTTGCACTGGAACTGCCGCAGCCGGCAAAAGGCACTGCTAAAAACATGGCGCGAGTTGGGTATCGAGTCTGACCAGTTGTCGGCGACGACTCGCGCGAGCATGGATGGCCAGGTGCCGGCGCAAACGACTTACGCGGAGTGGTTAAAACGCCAGTCTGCTGCACGACAGGACGACATCCTCGGAGCCACGCGCGGCAAGCTGATGCGTGAAGGTGGTCTGACGATGGACCGTTTCTACAACGACAAGGGTCGCTGGCTGACTCTTGATGAATTGCGCAAGCGCGATGCGGAGGCATTCCGTCGCGCTGGTGTGTAACACCGGAATCCAGTCCGAGACAGGTTCCGCCTGGGGCCGTGCCCCGCTTTAGTCCAGAGGACGACATGGCAATTGATCGCGACGATCCTGAAGTGAAATCCCTGATTGAGGAAGTGACTCATGCGGCGACAGAGGCGTTGAGCGCCAAGAACCGCGAGCTGCTGGGAGAAGTCAAGGCGTTGAAGGCGAAAGCCAAAGGCGTGGAGATCGACCCTGCGGAACACAGCGCATTGCAAGCCAAGGTGGAAGAACTGACCGAGGCGCTGACGAAGGCGAACAAAACGTCCAAGTCGGAACTCGACAAGTTGTCCAAGGCGCTTTCAGAGAAAGACGCTGCGCTGAATCAGCACATTCTCGAGGCGGGTCTGTCGGACGCGCTTGTGAAAGCGAGTGTCGCGCCGCACTACCTGACTGCGGTTAAGGCCATGTTCAAGGGGCAGGCTGCTTTGAAAGCCGAAAACGGCGAATACAAAGCGCTGATCAACGACAAGCCACTGGCTGAAGCCATTGCCGAGTGGGCGCAGACGGACGAAGGCAAGCACTTCGTCGCCGCGCCTGCGAATTCCGGCGGTGGTTCCACGGGTGGCGGCAAACCCAACACAGACGGCACGCTTGCTGGAGACAAGAACCAGCGGACTGCGGCAATCGCTGCGAGGTGGCCGGAACTCATGCAATTGAAGGAGTAAGACATGGCACTGTCCAACATGGCGGTTTTTAACAAGACCGTTCAAACTGCCACCATTGAGACGCTCGCGCAGCGCGTCGAAAAGTTCAACTCGGCATCCGCTGGCGCGATTCAGCTCACGACCCAAGGCTTCGAGGGAGACTACCTGCAAGAGGCGATGTGGAGTTCGATCCACTCGTCGGTGCGCAGGGTTGACCGCTACGCCTCGAACGGCACGCCGTCCACCACGGACCTGGCGCAGATCCAGCACAACACCGTCAAGATCGCCGGCGGTTTCGGCCCGATCCGCTGGGAGCCGGGACAACTGTCGTGGGTGATGAAGAACCCTGCCGAGGCCGTCGAAGTCATCAGCCGCAACCTCGCGGAAGCGATGATGAAGGACATGCTGAACTCGGCAATCGCCGCTGCTGTCGCGGCCATCGAGGCACAGTCGTCCTCGACCGTCTACGACACCGGCACGGGTCCGGTGACTTACCGTGACATCAACCTGGCGCACGCGAAGTTCGGCGATCACTCCGACACCATCGTTTGCAACGTGATGGACGGCACGACGTATCACTACCTGATCGACAACAACCTGGCGAATAGCGCCAATCTGTTCCAGGCGGCTGGCGTGACGGTCGTGGACATCCTCGGCAAGCGCGTTGTTGTCACTGATGCGCCTGCGCTGCGGGAAACCGGCACTGGCGCGGACCAGAAGGTGCTCGGCCTGGTGGCCGGCGGCGTGGTCGTTCACGACGCGGGTGATCTGATCACCAACGTCGAAACGAACAATGGCTCGAACCGGATCGTCACCACGTTCCAAGCGGACTACACCTTTGGCCTCGGGTTGAAGGGGTATGCGTGGGATCTGACCAATGGCGGCAAGTCGCCGACCGATGCGGAGATCGCCACCGGGTCGAATTGGGACAAGATCGCGACCGACATCAAGCACACCGCTGGCGTGCTTTGCCTGGCCGACATCTGATCCAGTGCGGCTGTACGCGATTGACTCGTACCGGACTTGGGGCAGCGCGGTCGTTGAGGCCGCGCTGTCTCGGGGATGGGATGCGAGGATGCTCGCGACCGGCAAGGATGTCGGGACTTACTTGCCGGATGGTGAAGGGGGATACGGCTTCATTCGCCTCTCGATGGAGCCGATCACCCTGGCATTGAACCGTGATGACTATGCGCAGATGGCCGCGCGTCTGACGATGATTCAGGATCAGGCGCAGGTCGATGTGTACGAGGACAAGTCTGAGCAGTTCCGGCGGTGGGGTCATTGGATGCCAGATACCTGGCGGTTCACCGACAAGTTCGAGGCGATGGAGTTCCTTGAGCGTGCGCAGTTTCCGATTGTGAGCAAGGCGGACCAGGGTGCTTCAAGCGTCCACGTCCATATACACGACACGAAACGGTCGGCGCAAAAGCACGTAGAGCTGGCTTTTGGACATGGCATTCCTCTGGTGCGCAGTCAACGGCAGCACGGATATGTGCTGTTCCAGCGGTGCATACCGCACAAGATCACGCATCGTGTGAACGTGGTCGGTCGTTGTAGGGCGATTTTCTTGCGGCACTGCTATGCCGACCGGATGGTTGCGCAGACTGGCAATGTCGAGCCTGCGCTGACCATGACCGAGGAACTCGAGTCGCTTATTGAATATTCGGATCGTGTCGTTGAGGACATCGGCACGAAATGGTGCGCGTTGGACATTCTGAAGGATGGTGAGCAATGGCGGCTGCTGGAGACGAGCGAGGGGTGGCCGTGGCCGTCGTATCAGCAATGCGACCTGAATCCGATTCTGCGGTCGAAGAATCGTCTGTGGTCGGAAATGTGGGAAGTGCTGTTGGACGAGATCGAGGAAGGCGTCTGGTCGTAGTGCTGAAGTCGTCGGCGTTTACGCTGTACCTGGCGACGAACATGAGCGTATGCGCCATTGTGTTTTTGCCTTGGGCGCAACCGAGAGAGACGGTCAGCGGCCTGCTGGGTCGCTGGCGGGAAACTGAAACCGGATGGAAGCACCGGATTGCCAGCGTGCTTTGTCCGCTTGTGGACAGGATTTACTGGTGGGACGCAAATCATTGCGCAGAGGTGTACCGCCTCGAGATGGAAGCGCGGAAAGTGCTTTATCCGTGATCTCAGTCGTTTGCTGGATGTGGCAAGGCGAACGAGTCTATCTGCCGCAGCACGTCAACGCATTGCAGCGTCAGTTCGCGCGCTACCTGCGAATCCCGCATCGGTTTATCTGCATCACCGATGAGACGGATGGGTTCTCTGCGGACGTTGAAGTGATCAAGACGCCTGCAGCTGCTGCGCAGTTGGCGAACGTCAAGACGCCGGAAGGCGGTGCGATGCCTTCGTGCTACCGCCGCCTGTGGGTGTTTTCCAAGGAAGCACGCGAGGCGCTTGGCGAGCGCATCTTGCTCACGGACATCGACTGTGTGCTGCGCGATGACATCACCGACATGGTGACGCGCGACGAGCCATTCGTCGGTTGGAAGCCTAAGCTGGCGTGGGGAAATATGAACCGCGTAGCAGGCGGTTGGTATCTGATGACAACTGGCGCGTTTACGGATGTCTGGACTGACTTCGATGGCGACGGGATCGCTAAGGCGAGGCAATCCAACTATCGCGGCAGCGATCAGGCGTGGATCAGTTACAAGCTGCAAAACCGCGTGGCGCTTTGGGACAAGGATGCCGGGATTCATCCGGCGTCGGACTTTGGGTCCATGCGCAACGTCCCGCCGTCGGCTCGAGTCGTTCATTTTTGCGGGAACATCAAACCTTGGCAAGCAAATGCGCCTGAGTGGGCGCGTGATGCATTCGAGTCTGATGCGCCGGCATCATGGTCGCAGGACTCGAAATCTCTCGTGCTTCTGCATTCCGGTCAGCGCATTGTCGTGATGGGCGGCGCAGGTTCCTTGGCTCGTGACATTGATGGCCTCGAGGCCGACGTGTGGATTAGCGTCAACGAGCATGGCGCGAAACTGCGCGAGGTCGATTACGTTGTTGCGATGGACGAGGAGCATGGGACGAAGCGTGTTCCGATGCGTCGCGTGGTGCGAGAGCTGACCAATGCGCCAATCATTGGTCCGCATGAGTCGAACGACATTCGGCTGCACACCTGGCCGACCTGTCCGCGAAAGGGTTTAAGCGGCATGGTTGCGACTTGGGTAGCGTGGGTCATGGGTGGTCATCCGGTCATCCTGGCAGGATTCGACGCTTACAACGGCACCAAGATTCACGAAGCCAAAGCGATCCGAGATGACGTAAAGGGTCCGGTGCGTGTGGTCAACGGCGGGCCGCTGACTGCTGTATGGCCGGCGTATGACCCTGATGAGCGGTTCCCTGATTTCGCGGAACATACCGCGCACGGTGGGTTGCTGGGTTTCGACGGGAACATCCGTGTGCGCGTGCGCAAGCCAACGTATGTCAATGGATTGGCTGTAACGCCTGGAATGGAGTTCCGGGTGATGCGCCATGAGGTGTCTCGGTTACTGCATCACAAGGTCTTGGTCGAGATATGAAAGAGCAGGCCAAATACGAAAAGCTCTGGGGAGAGCATCCTGAATATCGACGGGTCGCGCCTGGAGAGATGCTGGCGAACCATTTTTTGTCGCTCGCCAGGCCGATGCCGTATCAAACCGTGTACGACTTCGGGTGCGGAACGGGTCGTGGCGCAGCCAGGATCGCGAAGCGGTGCAAGGTTGTTGGCATCGACTTCGCCGAGAATTGCCTGGATGCCGATGTGTCGGTCGAGTTTCTGCAGCATGACCTGACGCAACCGCTAGATCTGCCGCTTTCGGATTATGGTTACTGCACGGATGTCCTCGAGCATGTTGAGCCGGAAAACGTCGATGCGGTGCTGTCGAACATCCTGACGGCAGCGCGGCGTGTCTACCTGAACATCTCGACTGTGCAGGACGACATGGGTGCGCTGATCGGTGAGCAGCTGCACCTGACTGTGCAACCGTTCGATTGGTGGAAAGCAAAGCTGGAGGCGCTCGGTGCTCGGATCGACTTTGAGCAAGACCTCGACGGCATT